GACCGTGCGCAAGCCCCGGCCCACCATCTGGATCAGCGTGGACTTGTAGGAACTGGGGCGCAGCAGCACCACGCAGCTGGTGGGGGTGTAGTCGTAGCCCTCGGTGAGCACCGCGACATTGACCAATACCTGCACATCGCCAGTCTCATAGGCCGCCAGGCGTGCCTTACGCTCGGCATCGGGCAGCTCGCCATGGATCAGCAGTGCGCTGATGCCAGCGGCGTTGAAGGCCTGGGTCACCGCATCGGCGTGGGCCACGGTCGAGCAGAACACGATGGTCTTGCGACCCGGTGCCTTGTCCTTCCAGTTGGCGATCACGGACTCGGTGACCAGCGCCTTGTTCAGGATCGCTGCCACCGCATCCATGTCGAAGTCGATGGCTGTGCGGCGCACCTGACTCAAGGCCTCCTGCGCACCGACATCGATGACGAAGGTGCGCGGTGGCACCAGATGCCCGGCGGCGATCATCTCGCCCAAGGTGATCTGGTCAGCGACGTTGCTGAAGACCTCACGCAAGCCTGTGCCATCGCCCCGGTTGGGGGTGGCGGTCAGGCCCGCGAGCAGCAGTTTCGGGTTCTTCTGCTGGGCGCGCTCGATCACGGCCCGGTAGCTCGGGGAGGTCGCGTGGTGCGCCTCATCGATCACCAAGAGATCCAAGGTCGGGATCTGCTCGAGATTGGCCTTGCGCGACAGGGTCTGCACCATGGCGAAGGTGGCGTTCCCCGCCCAGCTCTTATCAACGGCATCGACCACCGAGGTGGTGAGCGTCGGATTGACGCGCAGGAACTTGGCGCGGTTCTGGCCCGTGAGCTCGGTGCGGTGCGCAAGGATGCAGGCCTTGGCGTCGGGCTCGGTCAGCACCCGGCCGGTGACGGCCGAGAGCATGATAGTTTTGCCCGACCCGGTCGGGGCGACAGCCAGCGTATTGCCGTGCTGACCGAGCGCCGCCAGCGTGCGCTCGACCAGTTGGGTTTGTCGGGGACGCAGCATCATGGCGATGGTCTCCCCTTACTGTGCCCAGGCGGGTTTGCCGCAGGGGACGCTGGAGGATGCGGGGCGTGCAGCGGGCGCTGCCGAGGTGTAGCCCGGTGCAGCAACAGCCGCCGGTGCACCGGCCTGGCCACCGCCCGGATTACCCATCCCGCCCCTGGGTGCCACGCCCATGATCGCGGCGTAGTCCTTGTGATCGGGCTCGATCACCGACTTGATGGTGTTCCTGTCCTCGCCCCGACCATCCTTCTCGATGTCGAAGCGGGCGACGAACTCCAGGCCTTCGAGGTCACCGAAGCCGCTGATGCGACGCGCGGCCTGGGCTTGCGGGCTGTTGTCGCCGGGGTGGATGTTGCGGGCGCTGTTGAGCGCGGCGCGCACGAAGGTGCGGCCCATGTTCCCCCAGGTCGGGCCCTTGGCGGAGTAAAGACCAATGTTCCACCACACCTTGCGGCGGGCGAACGGGCCTTCCATCACCACGCCTTCGCAGGCGAGATAGACAGCACCGCTGTCATGGGACTGGGTAGCCCAGCCGCCCGTCCATCCCTGGGAGGCATCATCGAAGCCACCCGGCTTGATGCTCATGCGCACTCGGGCCAGCGTGCCCTTGGGGATCAGGTCGAAGGATTGCTGTTGGTCAGCGGTGTTGAAGTCGAAGAAACTCATGGCGGATTACTCCTGCGAAATCTGGAATGAGGTGGGTTCGGCGGATGGGGTAGGCAGGCCCGTGGTCAGCGGACTGGCAGCGGGTCGTGCGCTGCTTTGCGCCTGGGCGCACTTGGCGATCAGCTGACCGAGATGCGGTGGCTCGACGAGCTCGAGGCGGCCGGAGCGGTCCTTGGCGGGCAAGCCCCAGGGATTGACCGTGTGGCAGACAAAGGCCCGGTAGGCCTCGCCCTCGTCGGTTTTGAGCTCGGCCAGGGTGATGACCTCATCGACGATGCCGGGCAGCTGCAGGCTGGTCTTGGCACCATCGATCTGCGGGGCGAACACCTTGCGGTTGAAGTCGTCGGTGACCTCATCCAGGATCGCCACGAACACAACGTGCTTGCCCCGGGCGTGCTGCAGATGGGTCAGGGCGCCGATCATTTCGCTGCCCAGGAGGCCGTAGGCGCCGCGCAGGTCCGCCTTGCCGGTGCGGTCCGAGACCGCCGCCGGCTGGCTCTTGGCCCAGGTCAGGCACAGGCGCGAGAGCACCGTGATCGAGTCGACAAAGTAGGTGTCGTACTTGGCCAGTTGCTCGGGGCTACCGTACTGCTGGCAGACATGCTCGAAATGCGCTTGCGAGAACGGCGCCTCGGCCGGCAGGGCCGGATTGGGGCCGGCGAGAAACACCGCCAGATCCCGGAACTCGGGCCAGGTCTTGGGGCGCACGCAGTCACCGCGCCAGTCCTTGACCGACAGGTCGCCGGCCTCCAGATCGACGAATAGGGTGCTGTCTTCAGGCAGTGTCTTGAGCTGGGTGGTCTTGCCCAGACCACTTTTGCCCAGCAGGACGAGCTTGACGCCGTGGCGCTCGGCCAGGCGCTGATCAGCGGAGATGATGGGGAAGGCCATTACGCCACCTCCGTCATCAAGGACTCGGCCGTACCGAAGGCCGACAGCAGCGGGCTGTGGTCGGTCGCACCGGCCGCCAAGGCCAGATCGCGCAACTCCTTCAAGGCACGGTGGCGACGGGTGTCGGCGCTGATCTGGGTGGCCAGCAGCTGCAGGTGGGCATTGACGTCGGCCAGCGTGGCCTGGGCCAGCGGCTTGTAGATGACGCCTTCGCCGTCTTCGTCCTCGACCTCTGCGTCGAGCGGAATGCTGATGGCTGGCGGCAGTTGCGCAGTCAGGGTCTCTGGCACCCCGGGCAATTGCATCTGGCTGACCAGATCTCGGCCCTGTGTGTTCTTCTTGAGCTCGCGACGGGCGATCTCGGTCAGGGCGTCTTCGGCCAGACGGGTGCCGATGGAGAGCACATCATCGGGGTGCAGAGCGCAGACGACCCGGGCAACGTCGCGCGGACGGGCATGGCCAGTGACTTCAAAAGCGTGGGAAATCTCTGCGCGAACGGCCTCGCGCAAAGCACGCATGACGGGATTACGCATGGTGTTGGCTCCAGAGTTGGTTGAGTTGATTGACGAAGGGCACGACGCGCCCCAGCCACTCGCTGACGTTCTTGTGCTGATAGGCAGGGATGGCTTCCACGGCGACCGTGGGCGGGAACGGGGCAGTGGCCATGAGCTCCAGCCCTTCGCGCAGGCGCATCCAGCGCTCCATGCGCGCGTTCTCTTCGGGGTCGCCGGGGGCGGTGTGGTAGCGGCCATCGCTGCCGAGCACCATCAGGCCCGGCGCGCCTTCGCGGGCGATGCGCTTGGCCTCACTTGGGGTGGGCAGCGGAGAGTCTTCGGCCTTGATGACCTCGACCACGGCGCACTGCTCGATGCCAGAGAGGTTCTGGTCGGCGGCGAGCTGATCGAAGATCTTCACGGCCGAGGGGCCGCAGACGCCGGCCTCCTTGATGCGCACCTTCACCTCGCGGGCAATGGCACGGATTTCCTCGGGGGTCTTGGTGAGGGCTGTGCGCTGGGTGTCCGCAGGCAAACGAGAGAGCTCGGCCGCTGCTGAGACTGAAATTTCGCCACCCTTGACTGCGGCCTGTAGCTCGTCAATGCCATGATCGAGCACTGCCCGTGCGTGCTGCACAGTACGTCGAGAGACCTTGAGGTGCTGAGCCGCCTCGTCCTGGGTAAATGCGCAAATTTGCGCATTTGCATCAGGCCTGCCATGAGGCAGAGTGGCCAAACGCGCTGCAATGATGGCGCGCTGCCCTTCACTCAGATGCCGACGATGCAGATTGAGCGAAACGACCAGACCGAAGGGGTCGCCGTCGTCGGCGCTGACCTGACGCACCAGGGGCTCCAGTCCCAGTTGCTCGCAAGCGCGCAGGCGGTGGCGACCGTCGATGACCTGGCCATCCAGAACGAGGATCGGTTCGCGCTGGCCATGGGCGGCGATGTCCACCACCAGGGCGGCGAAGGCTGCCTCATCCATGACCGGGAAGAGCTCGGCGGCCGGATGCAGGGGGTAGGAAGTGCTCATCACTTGCCCTCCCCATTCGCATCCATGCGGCGCAGCACAAACTTCGGCGCCTTCGGCGTCACGGTGCGCAGGGCCTCGAACGGCGCGCGCAAGGTCTGCGGCCAGGCCTTGAACTTGGCTTCCGACACCGAGTACTTGATCTCGACGTATTCGCGCGGATCGCTGCCGGTGGCTTCGATCTTGGCGACGAGTTCGCTCAGACCCTTGGGCTCCCACTTCACGTCCTTGCCGATCTCGACCGTGATGTCGAAGCCGCCGTCCTGGAGGTGTGTAGTACCGGTGTCCTGGCCTTTGGCGAGCAGTTGCGCCTTGGCCGCATCGACGTAGCGCATCTCCAGGCCCGTCTGCACCAGGTTGGACAGGGTGGCCA